ACGAGGTAGGCATGAGAGGCCTGCCACGCGGTAGCCTGCTCGTTCATGTTTTTCATGAGAGCGCGAGTATTACACGACGGCCACGGGATCTTTCTCAGGATCTCGTCTCTAACTCTGGGGTAGGCGGTAATTGCCTTGTTCGCATTGTTAGCAGGATCTGCCATCCCGGTCGCTGGCAGACTCCCTATGCTTTTCAGCGCCCTGTTGACGATGTCAATCTCTTCCAAACCAGATCTCCTCTATCGTAAAGAATGAAACACCTGCGAGAGCGCGAGGCTCCCGCAGGCGTTATTGATCACTTCGAGGTTAGCAAGTGTCTACGCCTGGGCTTCTTCTAACTGTGCCACAGACTCTTCGTTCACTCTGGCTCGCTCTTCCAGACGGACCTTCAAAGCATCCGTCCTTTCATGGGCACGTTCTCCGACTTCGTTTTCAGAAACCTCTCGAACGGGCTCGAAATACTTCCATATCCCGCGCTTCTTTGCCCAAGCCATGCCAATGGTGTATATACGCCCTGCCTCGTAGTAATCGATGTCGGCAGCGGTGCTTTTTAGGCACTGCACCTCCACCATAATAGCATTACTCATTCACTCTCCTTTATGGTGCCGCAGGCAGACGGAACGGAGCGTTCGGCGTGATGTACGCTCTCAACGAACCTCCCGTAAATGTTGCTGAGGCGGTAAACTTTACACCCAAGTACCTCAGATTCATCCGAGGAGGAATCGGCACAGCGTAGATGTTGCTATTTGCCGTCCATGCGTCCACTGCCGCCCAGGCCTGTGTACCAGAACTCCACTCAACGGTCGGGGTGGTCAGGGCCTCAGCGGCACTGGTCACCAAGTCAATTAGAAGCGAGGCTGATCCATGGGCGAACACCACCTCTACATCCACAACAAAATACCAATCGCTGATTATCGTGCGCGGGATTCTCGTCGTATCTATTACGTTATTAGAAATGGCCGTAGCCCCGATTGCCTGCGCTGTGTGGTCATTGTCAGCTATAGTGGTAAAGGAAATATCTGCATCAAGAATCATATTCTTCCCCCTTACGCCGCAGTCACTACTGCTTCTGTGTTCAAAATCGCATCACACCGTTTGATAGGGATGCCCATGAACGAAACCTTCGGCACCCCACCAATTTCATCGTATTGCAGCGCCAAATTAGTTTTGGACTGCCCCTGAATTTGGAGGTACATAAGGACCAGATTGTTCGCGTAGAACACCGCCGTGCCCATACCGAAGGATGGGATTCTGTAGTAAGCCCGAATCATCGCTTCGTAGAGATCCACCACGCTGGAAGAAATAGCCGAAGTATCGATGTTCGCTATTCGCACCGCGTAGCGCCAGTCTCTGACCGTGAACCCAAGATCCCACTTGTAGTGAGTCCTGTATCCCTGATACCGGCCTGCCGGTGACTGGGTATCCTGAAGAGTTACCTCCCCGAGGTCATCGTGAGTAAATCCACCTCCGGTCGAACCGTTCGGATATATTCCGTGCAGAGTATTCTGCCCCCACACAAGCAGCCACATCGACGTTTGGTCTGCGCCGGAGGCTGAGCCGTATGCGTTAATGCAATTGTGCGCCGTGACCGTGACGGTGGCATCGGTGCCGTAGTTGGGATAGCGCGGCATGAGTCCTGTGAACCGCTCAGGATTCGTTTCCTCATTTCCGTAGAAGATGGCGGTTGCCATTTCCTGGTTCATCGCTTCGAGGTGCGCCTGGTCCTCGGACAATCTCCACGCGGCATCGTTCCCGTTAAGGTCCGCGAGCGACTTGTCAACCTCGGCATAGGCCTCCAACATTCCGCACGTATCAGTCACCTGACTCGTAATGGACTTGGTGGGCTGAATGCCATAGTTCAACATGCGCCATGTTGCTGTCGGTAGACCTGTCCTGATGGTGGTCTTGTGACCTGTCAGGAGGTTGCCTTCCAGCGTCTGCATATCATCGAGAATCGTGTTGGTTCTCTGCAACAGTTCAATAATGCCGCTGATTTTGTTAAGCGGGTCAAGCCTCGACGCTATGTCGAGATACGTGACACTCGTTCCAATGGTAGCCATGAATTACTCCTTGGAGGCTACTACTTTTGTGGATACATCAAAGCTGAAATCTCAGCATCGGACCGTTTACCGACGGGGCTGGTCTCAAGGCCTACCCCACGGCTTCCGTCGACGAACTTGTCGTCTCCGATATTCTTTCCAATCCAAATGTGCATGTCCACGATTGCGGGATGATTTCCCAACCCGGTCGTGTTGTACACCGTCGTAAGTTCCGGCGTCGCAACAGCTGCAAACCCTCGCTCCAGGTAAACCATGGCATCTGGATCTTTCGCGTGTCGTTCTGTCATCGCCTTTTCGGCCTCTTCATGAGAGGTTTTGACGACCTTGGTGGCCTCAGCGAGCTGCAATCCCACGGTAGTCATGTACCATTCGTGCATCGCCTTTGCCTGTGTCTGAGAGAGTCCAAGTTTATGAGCCTCAGCAAGGTAGTTGCCCTGCATCTTATCATCTACCTCGACCCCATCCGGCATCTCGATCTTCTCCAGTTCGTAGTCCTCCGATTTATCAGGGACGCCAATCGCTTTTCGATAGCGCCCAATCTCTTCATCAGTGGCCTCATCGGATGGAACGGTGACGGAATCGGTCAGTTTGGTTTCCAGCTCGGCGTACGCTTTCGTGAGATCCGGAATTCCCTTTTGGAACTTCTCGAATCGTTTCACGAACTCTTCGTCGGCCTTCTGTTCGGCTGTCATTCCGGCCATCCACACATGCGGTAGCTGACCTTTGCCCTCTTCCGTCAACGACGAATCAGGGACTGCTCTGTTGGTGAGGAGTGTCTTTCCTTTTTCCAACGTTTCCTCGCTGGGGTCGTTATCCACTTTCGCGGGCGCAACCAGCGTACTTGTATCTGCCATTTACTTAGGATCTCCCTTGTAAGCGAGCATGGCTCCTGTGACCGCGTCGCTATTTACTTTGAAATGCTTAGAAAGCATCTGCTTCGCGAAGTTGTTCAGGGTCTGTTGCTCTGGAGTGGTGGTGGGTTCGTAGAAGAACAGATCGGCCAACAGAACGTGGAACACTACCAGCCCGTCAAGGCTGGTCGCAACTCCATCGAAGGCTTCTTGTATCCTGCGCTCCCTGGTCTCAAGATCGACCTCAGAAAGCCACTCCAGATCTCCAACCATATCCCCTCTCACTCTCACCAAACTTTTAGTAACCGCCAACGACGGTCAATCTATTCCGACGGTTGAGCCGGTCCTGATCCTTGTGAAGAAACCCGGATTGCGGTGTCCATCATGGAACCCTGCTTAAGTGGTTCGTTCAGACCTCCGGCATTCTTAGCGAGCATCTCCTGCTGCTGAGCCGCCATGGCTGCTTCCTTCTCTTCCTGTTGCTGTTTGAGCATCATCGCCTTGATCTTCTCAACCTCTGGCATCTCTCGGATAATTTTCTGTGGTAGACCCTTTGCATCCATGCCCTGACGAATCAGCTCATCTTCATCGACGTTGATCATGGAGTTGGGGAACATCTGAGACATTTCCCGCAAGAACAGCATCCCATTATCGATTCCCTGCTGTTGGTGGTATTTCTTGGTCTGCAGCGCCAATGGTCCCTGGAAGTCAATGTGAATCCTCCCGCCCTGCTCAAGTCCAGGGGGAGGGTCAGGGATCAGACCGTTTTTCTCGCTGGTCATGTAGGTCATCTTGATCACCGGGATCAGCGTTTCGCTGTTGAGCCTTCCAATCATCGGGCCCTGGACGGTCGTCTTCTCTCCCTGCCGCGCATTAATCTCTGTCGCTGTGTACGGACCTCCCTCAAGGGATTCCATGAGCAGATACATCTTCGTTCGGAATATGTTCCGGATGGAGTCCTTAATCTCAGCCTCTTGGTCTTTACTGATTGGGAAGTTTCCAGCCAGGTTGATAGCGGAAATCTGTTCGAGCGGATTTGTGAAGTAGTTGAATCCACGCGGGACAATCCGTTCCATCCCTCTTGAGGTCATTGGAACGTTCAACGGAGGCTCTGCTGCAAGCTGGGCAGCGGTGAGAGACGACTTGCCAATCTGGTTCAGCCGGATGACGTCCTGTATGGCATCGCTCGCAGGTGAGCGCCCGTAGATCTCGTCAGAGTTCTTTCTCCAGCGCCACACCAAATACGGGAACTCATCGTACCCGCTCTCTCCGAGGAACTCGAACTTGCCCTTATTTGCGCTGTGGAACTCTTTGTCGATGTAGACCGAAGCGAACTTCTTGTTCATCGAATCGAACTTGCCAGCATCCCTCTCCGCCCGAGGGAACACTGCATGGATTACAGTGGCGTCTCCAAACGGAGCGTCCTTTGCCCTGTTCTTCCTGCCATCGCAGAGGTCGTCTCCCCAAACTTGAGCCATCTGACGATTGGTCATCTTGAACTCGCGGTACAGGGTGTCGACTGATCCGTCTCTCGCCTCAGCGATGTAACACTCTTTCATGTGCCGGGTGCTGAAGAGCATCTTCTTCCGGCTCATGTCTTCGTCAACGAGCATTATGGCTGTGCCAACAGATGCGCCGTCGAGAAAGAACTCACTCATGGCTGCGTAGTAGTTCGACCTGGCTAACTCGGCATAGATCACGTTCTCGACTTCTTCGAGCCAGTCCCTGACGTATGGGATCTCGTTCTGTTGTTTGTCTTCCATGGTCAGCCGAAGCCAGCGAAGGTTGGGGGAGACAAGATTCCCGAGAGTTCCGTCAACCAGCAACTGCAGCTCAGCTATGGCGGTTCCGTCATATATGGGCTCCGGCGGCTTCAAGCCTTTCGTGGAATCAAGATCCCAGAAGGATCTCCGGGGTAGAACGAACTTGGTGATGTCTTTCCACAACGACTCGTAAGGTTGTCGGATTTTCTTGAGAACCCCTAACCGGCTGATAACGTCTGAAACTTCAAGCGGCATTTAGAACTGCACCCTCGCTGGGCCTCCGCGCTGAGGGCGTCGAGAGGAAAGTGAGGTAGGGCCACGACTGGTAGAGAGAGTGGCGTTCCTTCGAGTTGGCTCAGGTTGTTCGGTTTGTGGGCTCAGGGTTTCAGCGCCGTCGCCTGAGATGATCTGAATCACTATCCTGCGCGCCTCTTCGCTGGTCTCTACGAGGTTTACAGCGTCTTGGCGCGTCCCAACCTGGAGAGCACCCTGTATCTGCCGCCATAGGTCCTGAGGTGCGCGGAGAATGAAAGTGCTGAGGTCAGGTGGAGCCCCTATTGAATTAGGGGCCTCGGCTCTACGAGTACCACCGGCTGCGAGACTTCCGGCGGAAGGACTTCCGTGCAATGCCATCTCCTTGTGCTCCACAAAAAAAAAGGCGACAGACAAACATTCCCATGGGAAAGTCAGTCCGTCGCCTCCGCCCGGTCACCCGGGGGTCGTCGCAGATGTTCGCGGGTTTCCCCGTAAACCTATATTGTTAATATAATATCTCGATCAGTCCTTGTTTGGCAAGGGTGAGATCGGAACAAAAGCCTTGCCTTGCATCGTAATCTCTTCATGCTCAAGAACCTCGGGTTCATCGAGAAGCTCCGCGAGTTGCCTCCTGAGCCGCAGAAACATTTTGACAGGAACAGGAGTACGTTCGTTGATACTTTGGTTCCTTAGAACGTCTACCACAGGCTCGTAGTGTTCCTCGAACATCTTCTCGCTCATTACGGAGAACCCCTGCTTGTCGCCAACGACAATCCATGATCCCATGGGGACTTTCACCGGGCCTTCCTTGGCTCCAATCATCCAACCGTCTCTTTCCCACCACAGCGCCCCGAAATTACCCGCCGACCTGCACTCGGCTGCTTCGATCCACATAGGCCATTCATCCGTATTCTTTATCGATTTGTTCGTCACCTTAAAGGCGTCAGTCGTCTTCTTTTTTCTGTAAGTCACATACACTCCCTTTAACCCGTATCCGGGTCTGCCGCATGATTGACCAATTATTCAGTCGACCACCATGCTTTGTCACGTTGAGAATCACCTCGCCACTGACCGTGGATACGACCTCTGCTCTGACAGCGTCCAAGATGGTCTTGAGCTGTTGGTCTTCGAGCTGAGTCAGTTTTGGCTCCCCGGAAGGATACGTAGGTTCGGCATAGCCTTCGCGACCTTCACGACCTTGCCTCGCTTCCATTCACCACACCAACCTGTTGCGGTGATAACAGGGTACGCTGATCCCCCGCTGGTCATGAACTGTTTCCCGTCAGGGCCTTTTGACGGAACGATTATGTTTGTCGGGGGATACCTCTGGCACACTCCCTGGACCGCGTTAGGGTCTAACGTAAAAAAAAACTCGCACCCTTTGCACTCTTCGCCTTCTCTCATTGAATTAAATCCTTCTTCATCTCAACTCTCGTGACCAAATGTCCACCCATCAACCCCCCCCAAGAGTACTGCGGTACTTGTGCACTCTTCTCTTAAGTCTTCTCAGACAAGAGTAGACGGTACTTGTCTACTCTTGTCTTTCTGAGGCGGTAGTACCACGCTCTTGAGATGCCCATTGCTTCCCTCAAACCATCTTCGCCCCAACCAAATCTCCTTAATCCCTTACCTCTTTGTTAGTCATCATACGTCCTATAACCCCCACCTCATTGGCTCGTACTCTTCCTGCTCCTGACGGGTGATTCTTAATGGGTCAACCTCCTCTCCCTGTGGGAATATTGCTCCAAGATCCGGGTCCATGATTCTCGCGAGGCAATCCATCATATCATCGTGGACCTCGAACGGATGCGCCTTGTACTCGTCCTCGATGAATATCTTGGTGAGATCCACAACCTCCCCATCGTACTGGGTGTATGGCATTGACTCTGGGATGTATATCCTCCCCGCATTGAACGGCGGAATCAGCCTGTCGATTCTACTTGGCTTCGCCAATGGCCCCGCCAACGCCTGGATACCGAATCGGTAGTTATCTCTGTTCATCCGGTCCTTGAAGTGCTCGATGTCCGACTGCATGCCGTACTTCTCATATCCGACGTTCACCGGCCTGTACTCCTGGTGCCACTTGAATAGCACGTTCGCTCGCTCGGTAAGAGAGAGTCTGTCACGTACCCACCTGACTACGTAGTAGTTCCGGTCAGATCCAAGCCCGACCAGCGTGAACACGGTCCAATCGCTGTCCCTCTTCTTCTCGCTTGCTGGGTCGCACAGGATGTATAGATTCAGTCCCTTGTATCTGTCCGCCTTCCAGAACCGGAGCCACTCCTCGCTCATCACCTGCAGGGAGTCCTGCTTCGGGTCCATGAAAAGCTGACACGCTGAGATGTACGGGCCCATGTCGAGGATCTTCTGCGAAAGCTCCTCCTTCGTCAGCATCCACGGCTCCCCGGTGAACGTACCGTCCTTCGTGGCAGTCCACTCGCGAACTTTCATGATCCCCTCTTTTTTGATCACCTGGTGAGCATCGGCATAGTGCCATACAGTACCTGCCCCGCGCCGACGCCCTCCGCGAGCCCCAAGGTTCAGACTCTCCTTGAATGAGTTGGTCGTCTTCTCAATCATTGTTGAAGTTCGCACCATGTCTGCGTTCACGATGTCCTCGTAGTGGAGGTCAGTGAAGTGAGGACCAACCGGCTGCCCATCGGTCAGCCCCCATGCCTCGATGCTGGACTCTTTCTGGTTTCCCTTCCGCTTTACAACGAGCCCGTCGTCTTCGCTCCACTTCGGCGCTTCCTTCTTTGGGTCTCTCCAGAATACGTCCGGCGCAATCTCCTGCAACTCGCGGTTGGTCTCCAGTTCCACCTTAATCTGCCGCAAGAACTTTTTCGCGATGGGCCTGGTGACGCTGAATATCCCATACGTTCTCTCGGGAAATGACATCAAAAAGAATATGATCCCAGCGAAAGTGATGACGGTGCTCTTGTATCCCTCGCGCCACCACAGGTCCAGGAATCCATCCGGCTCAGCCTGCCACTCTCGGCATCTGTCGTACACCCAGTCATTGTCAGCATCCGGCCTGTGTAGAATGACAACGAGCAGAAAGAACAGGTCAGTGTGAGCAAAATGAGACACGACCTTCTGACGGCACCGATGCCTCAATCCCCAGTTGAGTGCCTGACTGTATTTGGCGTGCGTCTCGACTCTGGTCATTACCTTTACCTTAGACGCCAGACCTTCAGTTCTCTTGAGTGGTTCTTCACTCTGGTGCTCTTCACCCTTTCTCCGGTAAAAATCCACTCATTCCCTTTGAACAGAGACCCCATAGCAGGTCCAAGATCCACAGCAATGTCCCGGCCTGTTTTACTGAGGACGTGCAAAGCAACAACGTCTGATGTAATTGAACCGCGCTCCTTCGCGAGCGAATAAGCGATGCCTCTCACCTCGGACAATCGGATATGACGAAGCATGTTCCCGTGTTCTCCTGCCTCCATTCCTTCGGCCTTTGCCTTCTCTCCACCTGCTGCGTCAAACAATGGAAGACCCTCAGTCTGCATCATACCTCAATCCCCCTCAAGCGCTTTGATTGCGGCGTCCACCTGGTACATCAGGCTGCCCCCTGATTCGGTGAGGTGGTCGCGAATCGATTTCAGCATCGTGAGCATGCTCTTCTTCAAGTCGTCGACCTCGAACGCGATGGCATCGGGCAATATCGCCTTGTCGAGGGCCTTCTTCGTTTGCCTCAACTCTGACGTCAGCGCGGCTACAATTCGTTCGTGATCCGCTTCGAGTACGTATGGTTCCATGGGGGCGAGTTCCCCAGTGTCTGTACGATATAAAACTTGGTACGTGTTTGAAACGTCCCACCGCCATATGTACCTAACGACCCTACCCGGCATTGGCACCTCCGTTTTCAAATAAAGGACACCCTCACCGATAGTTTTGCATTGGCCGGTGAGGGTCGGGGCCTATTTCTGGTGTGAGAACCGTCCACAATCTCACGACCCCTTTTTGCCTCCCTGCCGGAACCCCTCGCACAAGAGAAGGATTGTTCCGGTCAGGACTGCCCTATTTTCTCAGCACAGTAAGAGAAGATGACAGGAACCCGCAGTGTGACTGCGTTGTCCCGTTCAGTCACGCTTCGGGTTTCCTCATAGATATCCGGTTCGGGGGCTTCAGGCTGCGGTTGTAAACTCGC